AATCGAATTCTATTACAGCCCCATCAACAATTCACAAAATGTGATAGTGAACTCTTGGTGGAGCTGACCGGAATCGCACCGGTGTCTTACCTGCTATTCAGAAACGTCAACAGCTTCAATACTATTTAGTTCGTACAATTTCTTGGCTTCCCAAATTTTATCAATCCAATCATCACGTTTCTCAACAAATAATTGGGGATGTTCATTTTCGACTGCCATAATTATTACTACTTGTGGTACAGGAATTTTTGTAAGTTCTTCGTATGCAACTCCATAGAATGCACCTTGAGCAAAATAACCTTCACACCACTCTTTCTTTTTTAATCTGTTACTTGTCTTATAATCTATTACAGATAATACTCCATCAAACTCTGCAATTAAATCTGTTCTTCCTGCGATTCCAAAATGATCTGAGTATAATGCTAATTCAACTCCGTGAACGTTATTGATTCTTTCAAAGAACGGTTCAATCGTTTTGAATAATTCAATAATGTTGTACGTTTCCTTATCGAGAAATCCTTCTTCGTTTTTGATATAGGATTCACAGACAGAATGTACGCTTGTTCCTCTACGGGAAGCTTTTCCCGAAATTTTATTTGCCTCTTCTTCTCCAACGCGTTTTCGCCAAGCCTGTATTGAAGCTTTGGAGAACTCGCCAAGAATTGTTGTGATTGATGGATATAGTTCACCTTCAGGGGTAACATAGTGTCTCTTTCCATTGTGATTTTCAGTCCTCATTCCAAACGACAACTCTGGTCGATCAGCGAGATGTACAAATTTTTTCATAACGTATTGCCAGGAATATTTCTTTTCATATCCTTGATTTTATCAGTATACCATCCCGGCACTTTTTTAGAATGTTTAGTTTTAATATTATCATAAGCAAATCCCGATGCAGCAACAATTATTTGTTCTACTTTACCACCACATTTAATAAACATGTGTTTAGTTTGTTGGATTTGTTGTTCACATGGAAGTTCAGTAGGAGCATCACGTTCTGCAATTTTTAAAGACTCTTCAAATGTATGTCCACATTCGGAACATTTATAATCATACGTTGGCATTTTTCCACCATTCTGGAGGCTGTCTCATATTTTCGACAAGTCCACCCCACTTTGCAAAACTAGATTTATCGTTTAGATAATATTTTCTATATGAATCAATAGTATCTTGAACTGGATTACCAGTATCAATTTTATATTCATCCGGCATACACAAAGGAGGTGGTGTAGTTCCACCATTTGAAATATTTAATGGAGTATGACTTAACTTATTATATAATTTTTCCCATGTCTTGTGAATCTTATCATATCTCCACCAATATTCTTTACAAAGCCAAAACCATAGATCATGTATCCATTGATAATTGGCATCTGACTCCCTAACCCACACAGTAGAAGGATGATTCTTGTGTGTGGGTTTATACATAGGCTTTATAAGATCACTTGGAGGATCAAGTATACGATGAGCAGTACTCATCATTTGTGCATACTCTAAAATCATTTTTACCACATGTTTATCACAATGTGCTTGCGCGCACATCTTTGGATCTTCATCCAAAAAAAATATATTCATTAAAATTTAATATTATTCAATCTGTAAAAAATATGTGTATCAATTTTTGTGGTTATTTTTGTCTTTTTTGCCCACTTTGGTGCATCAATATAACTGGCGTGATAGTGAAGAGCCCCGTCTGTAATATCGGGTAATTCTTCTTGCCTCAATAAAACATATTTTGCCAACTCTTGTGCATCTTCCCACAATCTTGATCCTTCTCTTGGATCATCACCCTTACCATCACAGTACCATGAAAACTGGCACCGATCCCTTACAGGATATTGTGTACCATTTGATGCTGTGTAATGAGGTCCTTCATAAACAACTTCACAAACAGAATTTGGAAATTGTTTTGAATCAACTCTATTTAATGTTACATGTGCAACTGCCAATTTTCCTGCCGTGCTTTCTATCGCAGCTTCAAAGAAAATATTTTTTGCCATGCATGTAACTGCCTTATCATCTACTACTAAACTTTTGTTAATAACAATATCTGCTATCTCAACTAACCCATTTGTAGTTGTATTCTGTGGGTGTATATAATAAAAATCTCCTGTTATTTTTGGAGATGAATTTCCACCAATGCTTCCTATTGTGCCAGAAACAAAGAATACAATTAGAAATAAAAGATATTTCTTCATGTTCCCCTTTTAATTAGGTTAACCGTTCTTTAAAACTTAGGCCTATTTTTTTTAGGACTTTTTATAACAGTATGTGCTGATCCTAATGCAGCTGACTTAATATACTCGCTGATATCAAAATCTGATTCTAAAATATCCGGTCCTAGTGGAGCTCGGAATTTTTTAAGATTTATATCATAATGTAAAGTCATTATAGCATTTAAAGGATCAACAAATCTCGCCGTTACAGAACGGGGTACACCTGCAAGTTGATCATACTTAATACGCCGAATTTCTGCTTCCATTGGACTTTCGACACCTGCAGCTATACGCTTAAATTTAACTATCCTATTTTCAAATTTATTTACATCTAACATTTATGGTAATATTTCCGGAAAAGTTTCTTTAACTAATTTGTAAGTTAGTCCTCTATATTTTAACTTTTTATCCTTAACTTGAATTACAACTTTAGCCTCTTTAGGATGTAGACTTTCTAACATCTGAATAAAAAGTTGCTCTCTCCTTAATTGAGTAAGTCCGTCATGACCCCCTTCAATATACAAATAAAATTTTCTAATATTGGGATATAGATATGTGGGATTATACTCATCAGGTGAACCGATAGTTTTAAACGGTGGCTCTCCTGAAGGTAGAGCAAATTTTATATCTGGATGAAAGGCATATCTTAATAAGTCCTTTAGAGGATTCGATTCGTTTTCCAATAAGACCTTTTTTCTGGCCTCAAAAGAATTCGCAGATGCTACATCTTCAAAAATTAATGGTATACTTCTTGTCGCCATAAATTAAAACTCCGATAAAGATTCTGTTAGATTTTTTAATCTATGATTAATGAAATATGTAAGCAATCTTTTACGATCACCAACCTTAGTTGTTTCAAATCGTTTAGTTATATTTATACGAATTGACTCAGGCACTTCACTCAAATCAACTAACTGTTTGTTTCTATTATAATTTCTTAACATTTCACTACTACAATACATGTCTGGATCTATCTCATACCAAGCATCTACTTTCTTCTTGGTTATGGGTTTCTGGCGTCTTCCTTCATCTACAAATACGTTATCATCAGACATAATATTTGGCACACCATCGCCAACATCACCTTTTATAATTTTTTCATGTAATGACCATTTTGCATCACCTTCGACAAACTTCTTTTGTATAGGTGAATATTGTCTAACATTAAATTGATGTAATTGAACAAAGTCTTTATCACTCGATAATATCAAACTTCTTTCATTTATTAATCCGACTAATATAGCAATAACATCATCGGCCTCTGCCTTCTCTACTTGTATTAACTTATAAGGAAACCATTCTGTTAATTCTTCTTTCAATTGATTCAAACATTCATAAAGATTTTCCCAATCTATTGAAGTGGCCGCTCTTGTTTTTTTCCGAGAAGCTTTGTAATTCGGAAATATTTCTTTACGCCAAGTCTTTCGATCATCACAGCATAAAATTAATTCTCCAAACTCACTCACGAATTTGGTTCTATATAAGCGTAATGTATTTAATACTGCGGGTCTAACTGTATCTATATCTGCATCAGAAAATTTAGATGCCATCATATATGACCCGATAACTATTTGTGAAAAGTCAACTAGCTGTGCCATCTTCTACTACTTCAAATTCCGCCTCTTCTTCTACTTCTTTTCTAATAGCGGCTTTTTGTTCTTTTACTTCAGGAGAATCTTCTATTGCATGTAAAAATTGTAACCATTGGCCGCCACGTAATCTCCAATTATAAAACATATCAAAATAACTTCGTTGAATCTTCAAAAGATTTTGTACATCTTCATCCCAGAAATGTTTTATAGCTCGACCTAAAATGTGTCCATGTACTTGTGCGTGTTTCTCTGGGTCTTCTTCGAAACCATACATCCATGGAAAGTTTGCTCCTGTTTCCGGCAATGCTCCAAGATTAGGAATTACACTTAAACATCCGGCACTACATGCTTCAATTAAAGTGAGACAACTTGTTTCTTCGTAGATGCTTGGATAAGCCATAATATGTTGATTAGGTAACATCTCTCTGATTTCATCATTAGAAACAGTTCCATGATAATTAACTCCATCCATATTCTCTGCACGTTTATATATGTGCCTAAATTGTTCATCTAAATGTCCACGATCATAAATCTTAAAACTTGAATAAATGTTTAACTCTGCATTTTCACCTACATTAAGTTTTTCTCTCATGAATTCCCACGAATTCAAAAGTAATTCTAAACCTCTATGAGGTGTAGAAAAATAACACACATTGATCTTACCATCTTTTGGCTTTTCATGTTCTGGAATAGGATAAATTGCATTCTGAATTACCACACCTTTTTCATAAGGAAACCCAAGATGAGTTTTAAACATGTGTTGTTGCCAATGACTGACAAAAACAATTCTTTCAAATTGATTCCAGTTTTCTTTATCTTTTAAATGTTGTACTTCTGGATCATTTGCAAGATCATGTATCCATAAAATTCGTTGTTTATCTACTTCTAAATTTCTAACTCTTGTACTAATAAATTGAAATTTGTCTTTCAGGCCCGGTTCTAATTTTTCCATTTCACTGAAAAGCCAATTTCTCATAAGCTCTGTTCCGCCTATTGCTTTTTCAGATACTGCTTCCAATATTTCATCATCTTTACTAAAGTCAATACTAAATTCTACATCATCATCAGGATTTATTATTGACACCACTTCTGAACTAGATTTTTTGGGGGAATTTCCTAAAGTATTGGGGCTTTCATCAATGTTCACAGCTTTAACCATAAATCTCCATATTTTAAATTACTGTATTATATAGTAATACCACAGGAGAGCAATATTGCTTTCGTAGTGAGAGAACGGGTCTATGTACCTAGAGTGACTTCAATAAACTAGGCGGAGAAAAACCCCTACGATTACCCCTGTGGTATTATTTTAATATCTCTTATATTATAACATGTATATTTAAATTGTCAAGTCATGAACTTTCCTAAATCACTTGAAAATTGTTTATCTGTTACAGACTTTGGTCCCTTTGGAACTTTTCCAAAATTGGGACTTGTTTTATTTTTCTTCTTACCAAAGATAGCTTCTGGTTTGTGATCCATCCATGTTCTATCCTTAACAAGTTTTTCTAGTTCTGTATAACATTTATCTGAACATACATAAACTGAATCTAGTGGATTATTCCACCAATGTCCTACATCATGCTTTGGATTTATTTGTGTATCGTAACAATATGAACAAATCATAAGTCTGCTGTAAATTGTTTATCTGTTATTGCAACTGTTTTTGATAGATGATGAAGTTCAGATTTTGTAATTACATAATCCGCTTCAATCATATCTTGTTTCCATACCATATTAATATCTGGATAAAATACACCTACTGAACGTTTAGGAGTACCATCTGAATTATATGCCATAGCTACACATTTCCATGTAGTTCTTTCATTTTCTTGTGGCCCCATAAAATCAGAAATCCAATCACCGGTTCTAAGGTAATGTTCCATATATCTAATATACGCTTTTTTACTATCTGCTAAATTCATTTCACGTTGTTTTACTTGCGGTGTCAAACCACGACCTCTTGAATTTTTTGAGTGTGATGATACTGCTTCTTTAGTTTCTTTAATCCATTCTTTAACATTTTTCATCGATAGTTTATCATCATCTGGTTTTGCAAGAACAGAAGCGGCTATATTTTTATACTCTGCCGGTTTTTTCTTTGCTCTCATTTTAGCAAGTCTTGCTCGTAACTTCTCTTTATGTTCTTCTGAAAGTTTACGAGTTTTTTTAATCTTAAGTGGTTCTCTTTTTACTACTGTTTTTTTCTTTGCCATTTTGTTTCTCTCATTAAGTGATTATAAGCCATAGTTTGATCCTTGTACTTCGCCACCATAGTATCGAAATTCTGTTGTCTCACGACCAGTCAATTTCTACCTTGCATGTGCGATTGAATATCATCTCTGAAATGACAGGGACTTAATCGCAATCATTCTACATAACATTCCTACCTCAGAGCCACCTAGGGGGAGTTACCCTGGCAGAGCCGTCAACGAACGGATACCATCTCTGATCCAAATCACCTTCCACCTACTCGGAATGCTTAGGCTTATAATGCTCCATTAAAAATATATTTATCTAAAAAATACCAACCTTCATGTGGCAATTCTATGTATCTTAAAAATGCTAAAAATTCATAATGCCAAAAACTCAGGCCGGAAAAAAAGGAAATATAAGTAGCTAACATAAAAAGTAAAATACTTATTCCAATAATTTTCACACTTAGTACCATATTAACCTATTCCTGTCCAACGAACTTTTCCAACTCCATCAAGTACATTACCTCTGGCAAAGTTTCTTGCTGGTGCCGCCCAACCGGCAGGCTTCAACATATCTCCTTCACGGAATTTTTTGTCTCCGGCTTTTACAATAAAACCTTTAACCGATCTACTTGAACCGCTTTTACCAGTAATTTTCCAGTATCTACGATTTTCTTCAATCATAAGACCATCACAATATTCTTCGTACATAGTCGTATTAATTGCTCGTTCTTTTTCACCTTTGGCACAACGATCTGACCATTCTTTATAATCAGTTTTCATTGCATCTAAAACTTTTTCAATAGCTTCTCTCATATTGCCTCCATATCATGTAAGTAATTTTCTAATGTGTAATAGGCATCTAATTCTTCAGGACGAGTATCTGCGTCCAACTCAATTCCGGCTCCGTGGGCCTCGTAATACGAACTGATTAATTCTTCCAAACTTCTGTTTAGACTCAAATCAATTCCACCTCCCGTTATATATGTCATCA